TATGTAGCAGGTTGTCCAAAGACATCCTCACCCTGGCAATTCATATGTATAGATGGAGCTGTACTAAACTTGCCAGTCCTAAATTGTTCCATATTATTACAACCAGGATTATGATTATCTTTAGTAGATAATACACTAAACTTATCTATAGAGTTAGTTACTGTTTTTATTTGTTTTATTTTTTTATTTGAAAATTTAGATAGTTTCATTTTTTCTTCCTTTTTTTTATTAATTAAACAATGCACTGAAAGTTCGTAAAACTTTTTTATTTAAACAAGACTTTTTTTTACACTTAATAATTTAAGGTATTTCTAGCTCTTGTGTCTACAAAATATAATTAAACTAGGCAAGAAAAATATTTCCAGGAATTTTCTCGTTATAAAATATTGAAAATACTTAGAATTACGAAACTTTAATATTTAAGGTCACAAAATACAAATATTGGCTAAATGGCTATAAATTAGCCTTAAAACAATAAGTCAAGTTATTTTTAAATACAGCAATATTTTCTCTAATTATTCTCTAAATTTATTTAATGATTGAAGTATTTTTACTAATTTTTGGCACATTTTTAGGTTTTGGAATCACAATTTCAGCCACATTTTTTGCTAATAAACACACTAAAAAAATCTACGAATCAGTTTATTTTGTTGAAAAAGTTGAAGAAAATGTACCAGAAAATGACAATATAAAAGATACAGAAGAAGCCTATAATTGGGATACCTATGAAGACCATATGAATAAATTCGGATTACCAGAAGATGACGAGGAGTTAGAATCTTATGACAAAGACAGAAACTAATAAGCCTGGATATATAGACAGAGCTTTAATCTGGTTCGTCAATAAGATACCAAGATTTAATTTTGTTATACAGCAAGGCATTGGAGAGGCATATGACCTGGGATACCAGAGAGGCTTAGAGGAAGGGATGAAGATAGACCCTACAAATAAGAAAGCTAAACAAAAAATTAAGAGAGCTATTAAGAATGCTTATAAGGATATAAACTAATGTCTAAAAAGTATGTAAATTCATCTCCACCACTATCTACAAGAAAGATGCTGGAAGAAATGCAGAAAGACCGTGATAGAAGAGCAGGAAACAAAGACCATCACAAACCTAAATTTAAAAATAAAACAACTAGCCCATATAATAGTGGCAATTAAGGAGAGAAATCGTGGCATACGAGTACCAAAAATTAAAAGATAGACCTATGGAAACTATAGGAGATAAAACATACTACTCAAAAGATGTTTATGATAAGAAAAAGAAAGGTCTTAAAGGTTTATTGCAAAGGTTAATACCTGGTGGTGATAGTGGAACAGAGAGAGCTATTAATCATCCAGAGGTAGCTACTTCTAGAGATATAAGAAAACAAAACCAAGAAACAGCTATAGCTAAAAGAGATTACATTAAGACTGGGGCTTCTTCAAAAGATAAAACTGCTGAAGTGGCTGGTAAAACAATAGATGCTTTAGATTTTAAAGATAGTCCTACAAATGTGAGAGATATAGTTGAACTTATAGCTCGACAAAAAGCTGAAGCAGAAAAAGAAGCAGAGTTTATGAATACTGATTACGAAGGTGGTAGAAAAGTAACATACCACGATGATGGAAGTGTTAGTGGTTATGAAGGTGGAGTTAAACACGAAGATACATACTTTGGTGGAAAACCTAATCAATTAAGAGAGAATCCTTATCCAGATTTTAAACCAGAACAGTTTATGGGTAAAGATAAATATATGGAAGATGAGATGGATATGCAGAGAGTTAAGAGGATGCCATTTGCTTCTGGTCTTATAGGTAAAAATGAAGACAAAACAGCTCCTCAAAACCGTGAGACTATGAGAGATTATATGAGAATGCACGGTGGCACATTACCAGGTATACCAGAAGGTGATACAGAGAAGCTATTAGAATTTATTAATTCATATGAGGGTGAGTGGGCACCAAGACAGGCTAGTATCGATGACTACTACCAAGCTATGTTAAAAGGAGAGGGTGTTGGATACCAGCAGAGGTCTGATAGAAGTGATTATGACCACAATAAGCACAAAAGAAATCTTTTAAGAAGGAAGGCTGAAAGAGCATATAAATAGATGAAAGTTACTCAACCTCAAAACAGGAAGAATACAGGTCAGTTCCAAAAGGGTAAATCTGGCAATCCTGGTGGTAGACCCAAGAAGGGAAATACCATTATTGAGAAGTTTAGAGATAATCCAAATGCAGAGAAGGTTATAGAAAATATTTTTAAGATAGCTAACACCCTTGGTACCAAGCAAGAGCATAAAGATGCAATAGGATGTACCAAGATAATAGCTGACAAACTTATACCTACTTTAAAAGCTCAAGAGATTAAGATGGAGACAGGTGAAGATGTAGGCTTCGTAATGATGCCAAATCAAGAGGAAAGTGAGAAAGAGTGAATGTACTATGGCAACCTCATAAAGGTCCTCAAACTTATGCTCTATCCATTTCAGATTGCTATGAGATTTTATATGGTGGTGCAAGGGGTGGTGGTAAGACTGATGCAGGGATTGTATGGATGCTTAAAGAGACTGCTAATCCTCTCTTTCGTGGTCTTGTTATTCGTAGGACTGCTGATGATTTGTCTGACTGGCTTGACCGTGCCAGAAGGGTTTATACCAATGCAAAGTTTACAGGGAAACCAACCAAGATAGAGTTTCCAAGTGGTGCAGTGATAAGGACTGGACATTTAAGAGATGACCAGGCTTATACAAAGTACCAAGGTCACGAGTATCAGAGGATGCTGATTGAAGAGCTAACTCAGATACCAGATGAAGAAAGCTATTTGAAATTGTTATCAAGTTGTAGGTCAACAATAGGTGTTCAACCACAAGTGTTTTGTACAGCAAATCCAGGTGGTAAAGGACATTCCTGGGTTAAGGGTAGATTTGTTGAAGGACATCAACCAAGAAAAGCTTTTAAAGATAGACTGTCAGATAGATATAGAATCTTTATACCAGCGACTATTGATGATAATCCTACTCTTGTCGATGCAGACCCAGAATATGTGCGATTCCTGGATAGTTTACCAGAACCACTCCGTTCAGCCTGGCGAAAAGGTGACTGGGATGTGTTCGCTGGTCAGTATTTTGTAGAGTTTCATCCAGATGTTCATACTCTTACTGATTCAGAAGCAAGAGCTAGAGGATATGGAAGTAGTCAGAATAAGCGATTCATTGGTGTGGATTGGGGATATGCGAATCCTTTTTGTGCTTTATGGTGTGAGGTTACTCACGATAATAAAGTGTTCTTTTATAGGGAATTGTATGGTACTGAGAAACATCCTGCTGAATGGGGAAAAGAGATTATGGATTTATCAAGAGGAGAGTCTATAGATATGACCCTTGCTGACCCAAGTATGTGGGCTAGAAACCCAATGTCCTGGAATAACCCAGCTACTCAGATGCATACAGATAAATCAATAGCGAATGTTATTGAACAGTATTCACCTAACACAGTACCAGCTAATAACAGTAGAGTTAATGGTTGGAGAAATATGGCTCAGTTAATGCATTTTACTAAAGAGAAACAACCTAACTTTTACATAATAAAAGGAACTTGTCCCAACTTGATACGAACTATACCACAGATGGTAAGAGATGAAAAGAATCCAGAGGATATTGACACTACCCTGGAAGACCATAGTGTGGATGCTTGTAGATATGCACTGACTCATATACAGGTGCCAAATAAACCTGTACAGAAAGTGCCTAAACTACAGAAAGATATTAACAAGCTAATGGAACTACCAAACGAAAACGAATGGAGATATAACTTTGGCGATTAAAGACTATGATATGGATACAGATACTTCTATAAAAGACCAAGCTGGTTACAGTCCAGATGAATCAGAAAGAAAATTTGTAAAGAAGCTAGAGACTAAGTTTGAAGAGTTTAAGAAAGCTCGTCAACATAAAGTTAATAGATGGAGAAGAAATGAGGAGTTATATAACGGTGAGTTCTTAAAACCATTTAAACTACCTAAATACAAATCCAGAGTTGTAGCTAATACTATCCACTCAATAGTAGAGACTATTTATGCTATTCTAACTGATAGATTTCCAAAGGTAGATATTATGCCTAAGAAAGAAGAACAAGTTGAATCAGCAAAAACTGGTCAAGAAGCTGTTGAATCTGAGATGGATAAAGCTAAATGTGTTAGAGCTATAAATGGTATGAAAAGAGATGGATTAATATACGGAAATGGCTTCCTTAAAGTGTGCTATAAAGATGGAATGATAGACTATAGTGTTCCAGATATATATTCAGTGTTTGTTGACCCATTAGCTACCAATTTAAAAGAATTAAAGTGTGTTGTGTTTGCTACTCCAACCTATATAGATGAGATAAAGAGAGATTACGAGAATGGAAAGTATGTTAAATCAGAGGGTAGATTAGATGAATATAGGAGTTTCATAAGAAAAGAAAATATTGATGGTGATGGTATACCAAAAGGAATAGAAGATAATGTGCATACAGATTCACCACTTGATGTAAATAGTAGAGGTTCAAGTGATGGTTCATATGGTGGAGGACAAACACTACTTAAAGAGTCTTGGTATTATGAAGATGAACAGTTAATGGTTGCTACTTGGGCAGGAAATGTGTTATTACAGAAAGAAATATCACCATATGAAGAGATTCCTCTTGTTACATTTCAGAACTATCAAGATGAACATCATTTCTGGGGTAAAGGTGAACCAGAGATTGTAGAATCACTTGCTGTTGGAACAGCTATATTATTAAGTCAAAGTGTAGACAATATTATATATCACGGTAACCCTGCTATGGTTATGTCTAAAACTATGGCTAAAACTCCTCAAAATAGACCAAGTGATAAGCCTGGACAAATCTATTACATAGGAGGTCCTCACGAGAGAGTAGAGAGATTACCTGCTGGGAATATATCATCTTCCACACTACCAATGTTACAGAGTTTCCAACAAATGACTGATACAGTATCTGGAATACACGATATAACACAAGGTAGAAATCCAAGTGGAGTTACAGCTTCTAGAGCTATTGCTCAATTACAAGAAGCTTCTCAGCAGGTTATAAGAGTAAAAGAAAGAGAAGTAGGCTCTGATGCAGTAATAGATATATATCGTAAGACTTTACAAATGCTTAGAAATAACTATGAACAAAATATTACCATTAGAAAGTATAATGAGGCTGGTACAGGCTTTGATTTTAGTCAGATTCCACCTTATTTACTTGACCCAGATATGGATTTTAAATATGTGCCAGGTTCATCAATGCCAGAGTCTAGAGCTTCTAGAATAGACCAGGCATTAGATTTCTTCCAGATGGGATTATTGTCACCAGAACAATTCTGGAGATGGACACAGAAAGATATATCTAAAGAAATACTTGAAGAGATTTTAGCTATTAAGGAACAACAAATGATGGCTATGCAACAAGACCAACAAACAATGAGTGAATCAACCAATCCAGATGAAATTATGAATGCTAAAATGAGATTAAGAGAAGAGCAAGGATTTGGAGAACCACCACCAGGAGGAGAGCAACAATGATTGACAAAAAAATATCTTTAGGAACAATATTGACAGGAGCTACTATAATAGGAACTTTTGTGTTTACCCAAGGCTCAACTCAAACTAAAATAGAAACTGTTGAAAAAGAGCAATCTAAAGTAGTTAAAAGGGTAAAGGTTAATGAAGATAGTATTGTTGATTTAAAAATTGGTCAAGCAAAGATTGAAACTAAATTAGATGATAGATTCAATAGATTAGAAGAAATATTAATGGATTTAGAATAGTGGAATTGGAAGGAACAAACTTTGAACAAAAAAAAGACTCTCTCAGAGGTAGAGGTGTCTCAACATTAAATCAATGGTGTAAATTAAATGGCTATGAAGGTGTTACCAAGGAATGCATACAAAGTGCTATGAACCAAGATAACCCTAGATTAAACAAAATGGCTAAGACACACCTATTAAGAGGAGTAGCAAAAGATGAGTAAATTAAAAGTAAAAAAGGTTTCTGGTAAATATGCCAGTAAAGGACCACACAGTAAAGGTCAACACGGTGGATTTGACGGTGTTAATGATACTGTAGATGTGACCAAACAATTAGAAACTGGTGGATACAGAGGTGGTTTAAAAGGTGATGTAGCTGATAAGTATATGGCTACAGTAAGAGTACCTGGTGGAGGAAAAGCTGTCACTTTTAAAAGGGTAAGAAGTCGTTTAAGCTCTAAAGGTACTACAGGACAGTCTGCTAGATTACAACAAAGTGGCAGAACTTTAAAAGCATAAAAATTTGATTAGAAAAGACCAACTACGAAAGGAGTGTCTAAATGCCTAATCCTTATAACGAGATAGAAATCTCGGAAGATGAAAAGGCTACCATATCAAGTGATGTGGAAGCAAGTCCGACTCAAGAAGCGAAAGATTCTGACAGTTCACCTGTAGAATCAAGTAACCAGGAAGTTACGGAGAGCAATGAAGAAGATGTTTATCAAATGTTTGATGAAGATGAAGGTAGATTTATTGATAATGATGAAATCCAGCGATGGAGAGATTCTTTTAACAATGAGTCTAACTGGCAAAAATCAAACACTGAAAAAGCTCAGAACATTGCAAAGTGGAATAAACTGATGGATAAAGTGTCTTCTGATGAAGATTTTAGAAATCATATGATTGAATATTTTGGTGATGATAAAAACTCAATAAACTCTTTAGGTTTGAATGGACTTGAAGCTTTAGAGCAATTAGAAGGGTCTGAAACACCATTACAAGCTCAAAACCCAGATAAACTACAAAGTTTAGAACAAAGGTTAGATAATGTAGAGCTTGATAAAAGAACTGATGTTTTAGAAGTTCAATTCAATCAATTTGTATCTGAAAATAGTGAAACACTTGGAGATGAAAAAAATCAAGTTGAATTTCTTCAATTTATGAATGATAGAGGTTTAGATGATTTTTCAGAAGCTTTTAAGTTTTGGAACTATGACAATACCCAGGAACAGTTGAAACACTATAAAGAACTTGAACAAAATAAACAACGAAATACTGGTAAGGTTATTCAGACTAAATCTATAGGTGCATCGAAGGAAAAAACTCCTTCAAGAATACCTAGTGATTATAAAAATGTTAATATGGATAATCCAGAAATAGCTAAGTATTTCGAATAATTTCCGAAAGGGGAATATTTAAATGGCTTTAAACTATAATAACTTGACTGCTTTGACAAGAGATAAGTTTATACCTGTTCTGGTTGATAATATTTTTAACTCCAATGTTTTAACTTTTAAGTTACTTAAAAATGCTGAAAAGTTAGATGGTGGTAAAAAGATTATTACACCAATAGAATACGGTAAAAATGCATCTCAAGGTTTCTATAGTGGTTATGATTCATTAACAACTGCAAACACAGAAATTGTGTCAAGTGCAGAGTGGGATTGGACTCAAGCTTGGGCAGGTATTACTATATCTGGTGAAGAAGAACATAAAAATATGGGCGATTCACAAGTGTTAAGTCTATTAAAATCAAAATTAAAGAATGCTGAAAAATCTTTAAAAGATTTATTTGGTACTCATTTATTTGATACTGACGGACCTAACGCAGGTGCATTCACTTCACTTATTGGTTCTGGAACACAAGCTTCAACAGCTTATGATGATACTGCTTTAATTGATATTACTGATGGTACACCTGCTACTATGTGGCATACACCAGGTGCTGTTGATAACTGTATTATTGGTTACAATAGAACTTTAGGTGGCATCGACTCAACAGAAAATGGTTCTGCTGGGAATGGTGGTGCTTGGTGGGATTCTAAATTAGCATCATTTGCTTCTGGTTCTGGGACAACATCTACACCCTGTACTTGGGATGAACTTGTTGCTGTAACAAATGGAACAGCTTTTATTGTTAAGAAAATGACTCAGATGTATTCTCAGTTAACTATTGACAATGATGCTCCAGATATGATTATCACAACAAATGAAATCTATGATGCTTATGAAAGTGCATTGCAGTCTAACAAAAGATTCGCTGGGAATCAGCAATTAGCTGATGCAGGTTTTCAAAACCTTGCTTTCCGTGGTGCTTCTGTTGTTGTAGATTCTCATTGTCCAGCTGGGATGATGATTTTCTTAAATACTCGTTATCTTGACTTTAAAGTACACAACAAAAGAAACTTTACTTTTGATGGCTTTAAGAAAAGAGAAGATTCTGATGCAATGGTTGCAAAAATCTTCTGGATGGGTCAATTAACTTGTACTAATCCAAGAATGCAAGGTGCTATAGTAGGTGGACCTTCTGCATACTAAATGTAGTTAATTAAAATATAGGGGGAGCTTCGGCTCCCTCTATTAACTGGAGTTTAAATGACAATTACCGAGGTTATACAAAGTCTAAGATATAGATGTGACGAATCAAGTGCTGACACTTTATTTTCACAAGATGAAAAACTTGATGCTATTAATACAGGTTTAATAGAATTATGGAGTATGCTTGATAGTAGTTTATTTGTAGATAATATTGCTTATGATGATTACACACCAGAAAGTGACTATAAAATAATGAGTGGTCAATGGTACTTGGATGATGTTTTTCGTGTAGAAAGAAAAGATACTGCCACCTCTGATTATGTTAAATGTACAGTCATTAATAGTGCTGAATATAATCAATTTATGGACAGTTCATATAGTAAACCAACAAAAGAACATCCTATAGCTGTTCATTGGACAGCCGATGGTCTCAGTATAAGTGATGAAGCTTATCCAGTAACATTTGGAGGTCTTAGAGTATTCCCAAGTGGTTGGGATGCTGTAAGGGTACATTTCAGAACAAGACCAAGGAAAATGTTAGCATCTGATGTAACTGCTGACACTGAAGTAATTATTGGCAATAAACACTCTTCAGCAGGGTTCGATACAATAGAACCATTACATCATATACTTATAAATTTAGCTGAAGCTATACTTTGGAAAAATGACAATAATATGGGTAGGTCTGATGTTGCAAAAAATAAAGCTATGGAAGGAATAGCTGTATTAAATAATAAAGTAGCATTAACAAGTGGGAAACCTATAAATGGCTAGACAAATAGAAATACCACAAACTGGATGGTTAAATACTGAAGCAAACCCAGAAATTTTACAACCTGGTGAATGTGTGGTTTGTGAAAATTTAGACTTATTTAGTCCAGGCATAGTCAAAAAGAGAGAAGGAAGAGCTATAAAAGCATTTTTTGATAATCTAAATATCACTAAAATAGTAAGATGGAAAGACCCAGACCCAGACCAAAATAGACACATATGGGTAGGGTACGATTCAGTAAATAAACGAATCTTTAAAATAACAACAATATAGGAGAAAAAAATGGCATATTTTGAATACACTCCATCTTACAGCGAGACTGTATCTACAGCATTAGCAAGAGGTGGTAGCTTATTTGAGGCAAAAAACGGTTACCTAGAGCCAGGTGATACATTTAGAATTAATAATGGTACTGGTTATGTTAAACCAGCCAATGATTTAGCACAAAATACAATAGGCTCAACATTAAAAAAAGCTAAATCTCAATCTGTACAATCAAACCCTGCACATTTAGATTTTAATAAAAAAATGTTACCTAAAACTACCAATCCAGGTGTTGGAGATTTATATTTTGTTGGAAGAGCCGACAGAGTAACAGGTTTATTAACAGTTAGAAATATGATTGATTTTGATGGAGATGATGGTGGTAATGGTGGTTGGAACCCAGAAATTCAAAATACTATATCTATACAAGCACCGTTAAGTCAACAAAGTTTTGAATCAGACGAAACGGTAACAGTTTCTGGAATTGCATCATCTGATGTAGTATCTAGTGCAACTCAATTTTATCTTGCTATTGAAAAGTTAGATGATAATGGTAGTGGTTCTGGTAATATTTCTTATACAGAAATAACTCCAACAGCAAGTTGGAGTACAACTTTTACTGGAGATAGTTTAACATATCCAATAACAACTAATGCACAAATCTCATTAACGATGTGGGCGATGGATGGAAGTAATCTTTTAGCAACAGATTCTATGACAATGAATATAAGACCAGATGGCGATGCATTAATTGCAACATATGGTACTGTTGTTCCAGTTTTAAATTTAATGGGCGAAGATGGAGTTTCAACTTCATATCCATTTCCAGCAGTAGATAATAGTGCATCTGTTTCTACAACAATAACATTACCAACAAATTTAGATGGAGCCGAAGCAGGTAATGATAGATTATTATCAGATGCTTCAATAGAACTTTTAGCCAATGAGAAAACAATAGGTGTAGATTTTGGAGCAATGTGGTTAGTATTATACCCTTCAGAACCAGGAGTTTCTCCAGAGGCTGTAAACATAGGAGGTGATATGAATGTTAGAATGGGAGCTGGATTTAATGCTGATGGAGCTTACGATAATAATGATACAGGATTAAGTCAAGCATTTCAAGTTATGGATGCATCATTTGGTGGTACAGCCAAAATGGAGCTTATAAGTGCAACTGGAGGAGTTTTAGAAATAGCAAGTTCAATAAATACTTCAGCAGGAGCTGGTACATATACTCAAAGCTCTATAGACCTTAGCACATTAGGAGCTGGTAGCACTCCTGTAACAGCAGGAGCTAATTATAGAATAAAAGTAACATCCAATACTGATGATGATATGTATTGCTATACTGAATATTTTACTATTAAATCTTCTTTAGCATCATTAACATTAACATCACCAACTACTGGAGAAGAAAAATACTTTGGTGATTCAATAACTATTACTTGGACATCACAGACTAACTAATGGCAGAAACTGGAGATACATATTATGAAGGTAATTTAATAGATGAAATTACCGTTGATGTTTACCTTTTAGCAGGTCCAACACATAGCACCCTATCTGATTTAGCTCAGATAGGGGATGCTTTAGTTACATCTGCTAATCCAGACGGAACCTTTACTTATCAAATACCTAGTGGAACACCAGCAGACAATTATAGGATTCAAATTGTCTCTGGAGGTATTACAAGTAATAGTGATGGTTTTAATATATACACAGACACAGCATTAGAAAGTGTTCAAACTTTTTCTGAAGATAGAACTGATTTAGATATTAAGATACACGATAATATTTTAAGGTTTCCTATGGGTACAAATAAACCACCAGGATGGTATGGGTATATAGATAGAAAATATGTAACATATCAAAAATATAACACTGATGCAGACCCAGAATATACAGAACATACATTTAAAGGTTATTATTTTGATGAAAATTCTTCACCAACATTACCAATAGGGTTTTCTTATCAAGGATTAGGTACTGAAGCTAATTCTGGTTCAAATCCAGGTATAGCAAACAATCATACATATAAATATAAAGTTTCTGTAGTTTATGATAATATCCAGGAATCAGCATTAGACGAAGGTGGAATAGCTTATAATAGTCAAACTTATGCATCTAATTCTGTACCTATAAAATTTAGATATGGAAAAACAGACTGGAACCCAAGAATAACACACTTTAATATATACAGAGCTGTGGACTATGTTGAAAATGATAAGACAAATACTTATTATAAAATTGGCACTATAAAATTAAGCGACCCAGACATTGGAGTTGATAAAGAGGTTAGGGTAGTAACAAATAAATGTTTAGTAACTACAAACAGTAGTGGAAATATAGTAGATGCCTCATCAACACATTTAGAGGCTACCGATGCAACTACAACAAGGAAAGCAGGAGTTATATTTTTAAAAGACCCTCCAGTAACCTCTTTTGAACAATTAAGTGATGGTGTGAATCATTGGGATGATTTATGGTCAAAAAACTGGTGTGGTAGAAATATGAGATTTTCTCAAGCTGGATTCACAGCTACAAACTCTGAAAGTACTTCTAAACATAATATTACAAATTGTGGTGACCCTAACTATATAGATGCTGAAAATGTTCATCCTTGGATATTTGGTACTGGCGGTGGTGATTGGGCTGATGACGAAAAAGCTGTAAGCTTAGCAAAAATAGCTACAAGAACATCTGAGCAGGTATCTGATGGTGATGGTGGATATGAAACAGAATATACCCATAAAGGTGCTTTTCCAGGATTAGTTAAGCATAATCAATATTCAGCACAATATGTACAGTATAATGATGCTTATCCAGTTACACATATTCCAAATCATAATGAAACTAATGGTGGAACAGCCTCCTACACACATTATATAGTAAATAGAGATGCACCAAATGCTGATAATGAAGTTTATTTTTTACTTGATAATAAAAATTGTATTAAATGGGGTGCTGGGTTTCTTGATGGTGGATATTATAATGATATAACCCAGTCTGGCTCAGCAGACAATACTGGTCATCCTCGTACAGGTTCTGGTTTAGAATCATATACTATACACAATGGAAACAGTGAACCACAAGGTTGGTATACATCTAATTCATCTTCATATACTTATGGAGAAGCAAAGCCAGGAGCTATACTGCTACAGAAAAATCAGAATCACAGTATGGCTTATGGAAGTACTTATATAAAACAAAGGCATATAGAATACAAAGCATCCACAAAATATTATTACTCAGTTATAATGGGATGGCAAAACCAAGGTGGTGGTGGAAGGTATCATAAATTTAGAATTAGAAACAATGATGAAATATTTGTTGAACACGAAGGTGGTTTACTAAGCTACCTTATACAATACCAAGGTGTATTTACTACTCCTGCTGGTGGAGTTACAGGTAAAGATTTAAGATTTGAATTTTATTGGAAAGCAAGTAGTGGTAGCTCTTCTAAAAACAGAATGGTTGTTACACAGTGTTGTATGTTAGAAGTATTAAATGGTTCTGTTGGTATTGGAACCCAAGGTCAAGTTATTGGTGGTGGTGGTAGTTTAGGTATAGATGAGAGTGCTTCATCATTAGCATTTTCAGATTACACAGATATGGTAGGAAGGACTATTCAATTTTTAGGAAATTCTTATGTTGTAAGTAGTCATAGTAATACATTATTAAATTTTTCAGACAATACAGAATTACCTACTACAGGCGAATCTTATAATCCTGCAACAACAATGGCAACATTAAGACCAAGAAGTTCTTTTAAAGAACAATCAGACGGAACTATAGAAGTTACACATATAGATACAGGTACATATGTTGGACCTGCTCATTATTTAGGTACGACAAATTTAAATACATATTATAAATATAGCCAATATATTGAAGGAAGAAATTATATTGGTAATGTAAAAATATTTGCAAATGATGCAGAAGATGCAGAAACACACGAAAACTGGGTTATGTATTCAGAGCTTGGAAAGCCAGATGTTATCCCTGCAACAAACTTTATTCAGCTTGACGATTTACAAGGTGGTGAAATTATAGGTATGCAAAGACTGTATGGGGATTTGTGTGTATTAATGACAAAAGGTATATATAGATTATCTTTAAATTCTGTAGACCCTACAGGTTGGAGACTTAAAGAAACAGAACCTAATATAGGATGTATAGCACCAGAAAGTGTTTTAAGTTATCAAGGTAGAATATTTTTTGCTGGTCCAGAAGCATTTTATATGTTAGATACTAACTTTAATGCTACACCTTTAACTAAACCTATAAATTCAGATTATCAAGCATACAAAGGAACAGATATAAAATGTTCTATAGATATATTAAAACAAGAATTACATATGAGATTACCAAATAAAAAATATTGCACATATATACTTAATTTAGATATGTTAAATCAAAACCAAGCTCATTGGAGAGTTCATAGATATAGTACATCTGAAGAAACAGCAACATATGCTAAAGATGAAGATTATAAACTTATGATAATAAGACATAAAAATACACAAAATTTTGAAGATTATACATTAAAATGTACTGGGACTGATGATACTCCTTATATAACAAATAATATACAAACACATACAGCGACAGACACAGCTTCTTGTGTAGCTTTCGGAAGTACAGGAAAATTTGAAATTATAGGAACAGATTTAACTACAGCTTGGGCAGGAACACAAGATGTAAGTGTTGCAGGTTTTCAAGATGGAGGAACAACAACTAACAATGGTACTTATAATATAGTGTCACTAACTTATGATTCTGGAAATACAAAAACTATAATACAAACTAATGGAAGTTTAACAAATGAACCAAGAAATTTTACAGATGCAACCTGTGCTACAACAGCAGGAAGTTCTACAGTTACCTGCAATACAAGTAGTGATATATATGTAGGGTTACGAGTAGATGGAACTGGTATACCTTTTGGAACAGTAGTTATAGAAGTAGATACTCCAGGAGCAGTAACTGAATTTAAATTAGGAAATATAGATGCAACAACTGATGAAACGACTGAAACAAATTTAGCATTTACAAATGACCCTATAACATTAGGTTTTGTTAAAATTGTAACTTTCTCTGCATCTGGACCATATAAATTAAATTTCCCTAATTCCAATAGTCCATTTGGAAATACAGCACATACTAATTTACCTTATACACATTTAACAATAAGTTCTGATGGTGCAGGTTTAACAGGTAGCTATGATAACGAACAAATAATTCAGACACAAATAAGCTATATTCAATTTATGTCTACAGAAGGAGTAGCTCCTAATACTGTATTAGATAGTCCTGTTACTTATTTAGTAGACACAGCACAAATAAGTGCTACAGAACCAGCTAATTTAACATTTAGGGTACACCCAGGTGATGAACCTCCGACAGATTCTAAAGATACATTTATGTATAGTTTAAATCCAGAACAAGGTACTGAGCCAGTGTCATTTAATAGAAAGACAGGATTTATAAAACTTTCTGACGATTTAACAAAAGGTGTCACAGTTAGAAGAATATATTTACAATACAAATCAAGTGAAGATTTTTCATTAAGATTAACAAGTAAAGTTGCTGTAGGTTCAACAACAGTTGATTCAGATATTGGATATTCAACAGAAAAAACAATACCGTCATCAAATGGTATAATAGAAACTATAGTATTAAGACCTAAATTAGCAAATTTGATAGCTTTACAACTGCAAATTGTAGCTTTTGAAAGTCCTAACCCATTTGAAATAAGAAAATTAACATTAGAGGTAGATTAATGGAAATCGGCACAAAACCTCAAGATTTAGCTTCATCAAAAGCAGTACAAGATTTAGATAGAACAATTAACCATTTAAGACAAGAGCTAGAATCTCTTAAAAAAAGAATTAAAGTATTGGAGAGTGCATAATGAAAAGTTGGGAACAATTAATAGATAGGTGTTTATTATTTACAGAAGGGCATAAAGGAACATTAAAATCATTATTACAGGAAGCTGAAATAGAAATGGTTCGTAATTGTGATATACTAGAAAAAACACACGAAACAACATTTACAGGCTCAGATGCATCTATTACATTACCAAGTGATTATAAGAAACCTATAGCAGTTTGGGTTGGTGGTTGTAGACTAAAACCAGTTTCAGAAAATGAAATATACAGGAAGACAGACCACACAGTAAATACAGGAACACCTTACGGTTATTTTGTTAAAGAGGACAGGATGTGGTTTGATAAACAACCTAACGATAAAGAAAAAGTTAGAATTGATTATTATGCAACACTTAATGAAAATACTTCATTGCAAAAGTTATTACCTATAAAACAATTTTTAAGATGGGATGAAAATTTACATAGAGGATATAAGTATACACAAGATAAAACAGGAGATACTGTGGTAAAATCACCAACCTCAGCTCCAGAAGATTCTTATGATTGGATATATTATAGTATAGTTCCACAACTGGTATGGCAACCTATCGCAACTGATATTGCAACAGGTCTACCCACAGATGTAGGTGGAGCAAAGTATTGCAATAATCTTGTAGGTGGTTCTTGGAAAGTTTTACCTAATTATCACCTAACTGTTGATTCATCTACTGGGGGAATAACTGCTTGTACAATGACAAATACATCATATGCAGATAAATTTGTACACGACCCAGCCAGTTTAAAAGGTGAGACAGGAACAGCACCAGAAACTTTTTGGGGAGGTACTATTGTTAATAATGAGATGCACAATTCAGATTATTTTATAACTGGACCAGGAAGCGGTGCTTGGTTTAATTTTGATACTGGAGCTACTCAAGACCCAGGTCAAAATTTATGGACAATGCCATCATCTGTAAATATACAAGTACAAGGGAGTAACTATAATAAATTAAGAGTGGCTCTAAGTTCAGATTGTGAAGGTTTAAAAGGTTTAAAAGTTCAATTTAAGAGAAAATATTTAGAAAAATCAAATCCTCTATCGAGCAATTCACAAACAAATACTACAGTACCAACATTCCCATTACATCCTTGGTTAACAGCAGAACTTGGAGATTATGAGTATGATTACGAAAATGATTGTATTATATATGATATAGCAACATATGATGAAAATGCAAATTTTAATGATGATGGACCAAATGTTGATGAGATTAATGAAAACGGATGGAATGCGATGAATGAAGCAAAAGCTACCACAGTTGATATATCATCTAATAGCACTATGAGAGTTAATGCTTTTAGAGAGTATTATCCCACAATACCTGGTCAATATCACACAAGTTTATGTGATTATGCAATAGCAATTATAAATGCAAAAATAAGTCCAGATATGTACGGAGCATATTGGGGAAAATGGTTAGAAACTTTAGGGCAGGTAACAAATGATGATGCAGATAGAGATTTACCACACAGTATTAGAGAGGAGGTCTAAATATGTGGCTACAGTTAGCACAACTTGGTATGGCTGGATATGGTGCCTACCAAAAAAATAAACAATTTAAAGACCAAATAAATAGTTTAAATAAACTTAAAAACAGGTCTCCAGAAGAGATGAAATATTACAATGACCTTAGGTCAAGGTCAGCAAGGGGTGGAATTAATGTTCAACAACAGATAAACAGAAGGATGCCTGGAATCCAAGCTACTCAACAACAAACCCTCCAAAATCAAATGGGTGGATTATATGGCTCTGGATTAGAAAATTCTGTAATAGCTGATGAGCTTAAAAGAAAAACAGGAAGAGAAACATTGCAACAAATAGCACAAGAATCACAAGGTATAGCAGATAGAAATTTAGCTACACAGCAACAAGGTGCTAAAGAGATGGCTGACTACGGTAGAAGAAGAACAGAATTATTAAATAACATAGGACAGCAACAAGATGCTATAAGGAGTCAGAAAAAGGCTCATATGAACCAAACTATAATGAGTGGTGCAATAGGGTTAGCAGGAGGCATATCTTCTGGAGCATCAGCATTTAAAGGTACTGAAGGTGCATCTCTTGGGGGATTATTCGATAAAGGTGCTACCAGTAGAACAGCTCTATGGAATTCATTAGGAACTGGAGCAAAAGGTTTTATTGAAGGAGGTCAAACAGCAGGTGGATATAATTATTCTGGGTTTGGTCAAACACCTTCAGTATCACAACAAGCACCAGCTTCAAATTTACAAAGTATGTTAGCAAGTGGAGAAATGTACTGGAATGAACAGGCTGGACAGTATTATATACAAGGACCTAATGGACCTGTTCCAGTAGGAAGCACTTTACCTAAAAACTTTTTTGGAGGTAAATAATGAGTCAAGGATGGACACCAAAACAATGGGAAGATTATTTTAAAGAAAACCCACCTGCAACAAAAAGTTCAACAACAAGTTCAAAAAAGAAAAATCCTAAAGGTGATTTAGAGAATACTATAGAGGAAATGCAACTTTCAAGTATTCAGCATAAAATTAATAATGGTGTTGCTTTAAATGCACAAGATAGTACAATGATAGCTAAATGGCTACCAAATACTCCAGGATTTGAAGCTTATGAAGATAACCGAAGCAATTCTAGAAAACGGTTCGATAGTTTATCAGAGTTGTATAAAAATAGCACTATTACACAGCAAGACAAATATGAATTAATGAACAGT